TTGAAGGTAAAGTAGGTGAAGAGTTATTAAACAAAATCACTGAAACTTCAAATGTAAGAGGTATGGCATTCACTTATTCAGGTGGTTTTAGAAACGTAGTTTCTAACAAAGCGGCTAAATCTTTAAAAGATTTAAACAAGTAATCACTATTAAGCGATTAAAAAGGGTGGCTTCCGGTCACCCTTTTTTTTGACTCATTTATCATATACATAAATATCTTGTATGGCAAAAATTAGAACCAACCGAAATCCAGTAGCCAAAGCAACATTCGAAGCATTAGGGTTTGACGAAGAACATAGACACGTTTGTGAAATTGAAGAACTCAAAGGAGCAATTGAAGAAGGACACTGCGATGCAGGCGAAACAGTTTACAGCAGAATTTATCCATTAGATCAAAACGAAGTAGCTAAATCTGTTTTAGATACACAACATAGTTTATTTTTAACAGCAATGATTATGAGAAATGATTTTTGGGAAAAACTTTCTCCAGAAGTTCAAGCAGTTCTTAAAGACGCGGCAATTAAAGCTGGGCGGAAAGAAAGAGAAACAACTATACTAGATGGTGAAGAAGCCAGAAAAAGATTAATCGCTGAAGGTGTTGATGTTGTTGAGCCGTCTGAAGAAGAAAAAGCCGAAATGAGAGAAAAAACTAAAGTGGTTTATGATAAATTTAAAGATGTCTTCTCTCCAGGATTAATTGATAAAATCAAAAACGCTTAATCAATATTTTTTAACACCAATCTAAAACTAGATATAATTTTATCAATTTCAAATTTATTAATAATAAGAGGCGGAGACATTGTTAATATATTGCCCCCAGTTATTCTAACATAACAATTTTGTTTATAAAACATTTTTTGAAACGTTTCTATTGCACGACTAACAGGATTGTTTTCTTTGCATTCTAATTCAATTGCTCCTAATAGTCCAATGTTTCTTATATCAATAATATGTTTTTCTCCCTTTAAAGAATGCAATCCTTCTTCCCAATACCTTATTAATTCTTGATCGGTGTTTAAAAGATTTTCTTTTTGATATACATCTAAAGTAGCCAGTGCCGCGGCACAAGCCAACGGATGTCCAGAGTAAGTATATCCATGCCACAACTCAATTCCTTCTAAGTCCATGAAAGAATTATAAATATTTTTATTAATCATTGTTGCACCCATTGGAACAGTTCCGCTAGTTAATCCTTTTGCTAAACACATCATGTCTGGCTCAACTCCAAAATAGTTAACAGCGAACGGCTTTCCTAATCGTCCAAATCCAGTGATTACTTCATCAAATATTAAAAGTATATCATTCTCTGTACAAATTTTTCTTATTTTTTCAAGATATCCAACAGGTGGAATCAGTACACCCCCAGTGCCAGAAATGGGTTCTAAAATTACAGCGGCAATATTTTCTGCTCCGTGTACATTAATAAATTTTAATAACTCATCAGCTAACTCTATTCCATGAACTGGTTGTCCTTTTGAAAAAGAGTTTTTTTCTAAATTGTGTGTATGTGATAGATGTAATACTTCTGGTAAAAAGTTATTAAATTGTTGTTTTGTTGTTGTTAAATTACCTACAGACATACCACCAAATCCTGTGCCATGAAATGCTCGATCTCTTCCTATTATAATTTTCTTATTTTTTTGTCCTTGCAATCTCCAATATGCTAATGCAATTTTTAACGAAGTTTCGACAGCTTCTGAACCAGAATTAGTAAAAAAAACATATTGTAAATCATTTGAAAGCATTGAAACTAATTTTTCTGCTAATAAAAATGTACCAGGGTGACTCATTTGATATGAAGGAACAAAATCTAATTTAGATGCTTGTTGTTGTATTGCTTCTACAATTTCTTTTCTATTATGACCTGCATTGCAACACCATAACCCGCCGTGTGCATCTAATATTTTATCCCCATGGATAGTATAGTAATACATTCCGTCTGCACGATCGATAATCTTAGCTTTTGGTAATGTTTTAAAGAGTTTATTAGGGGTAAAAGGCAACCAAAACGATTCTAAATTTAATTCCATATAACTCTATTTAAATGAATAATATTTTACCAAAATTTTTTAGTTTGACTTTCTAGAAGATTATGCTATAATTGTTTTTATTATGCCACTTACACCAATAGTAATAGAACAAACATCCAAAGGCGAAAGAAGTTATGATATCTTTTCAAGACTGTTAAAAGATAGAATTGTAATGCTTGACGATGTAGTAGATGAACGATTAGCATCTGTATTAACAGCACAATTTCTTTTTTTAGAAAGTCAAGCACCAGAGAAAGATATTACATTGTATATTAATTCACCAGGTGGATCAGTCACTGCTGGTATGGCTATCTACGACACAATGCAGTATGTTAAATGTGATATACGAACTGTGGTGTTAGGTCAGGCTTGTTCGATGGGAAGTTTATTAGCCCAAGCAGGAACAGCAGGTAAACGATTGATATTGCCACACGCAAGACATATGATACATCAACCCCTAGGAGGTGCAAGAGGACAAGTTACAGATTTACAGATACACGTAAATGAAATTTCAAGAATGAAAAAATATCTCACAGAAATTTACGTTAAACACAATACCAAAGGCAAAACATATGAGATGCTTGCCGCAGACATGGAACGAGATAATTTTATGACTCCAGAACAGTCTGTTGAATATGGTCTTGCCGATAAAGTTGTCACTAGTAGAACTGAGGACAATAAATAGGCGTTAAGCCAATGTCACACCCTAATTCAAAAACTTTTTGTTCAAGTCCATGGTTTCATATGCGTATTTTGCCATCTGGACAATTACGTTATTGTCGTTGGATGGAAGATAAAAAAAATCCTTTATCTAGTAATTTAAATCAAACAGATTTTTTAACTTTCTTTCAAAAAGAGATGTCAGATATTCGTTTAAAAATGTTGCAAGGAGAAACAGTATCTGCTTGTGACCAGTGTTTTCGAATGGAAGAACACGGTAAAATTAGTGGCAGAGAAAAACAATTATTAAAAGTTGGAATTAAATTAAACAATTTTACAAAAACATTTAGATCTAGTACATTTTACAATGAGTTTGAAAAATCTTCTAATAATCAAGGAGATACAGATCTATGGCCTCAAGATTGGCAAATCGATTTAGGAAATTATTGTAATAGTGGTTGTATATTTTGTGGACCTGTTTACAGCTCTAAACTTGCTGTAGAATTTAAAAAATTGGGATTAATAGACCAACTGCCTCCTAAAAATTGGACTGACAACGAATCGGCTGTTGATAGATTTATTGAAATATTATCGCAATCTAAAAAAATAACGTATTTGCATTTTTTAGGAGGTGAAACAATTATAACACCTGCCTTTAAAAAAATTCTTATTAAACTAATAGATCAAAAACTAAACAAAAATATATCAATAGGTTTCACAACCAATCTAACTGTGTGGGATGAAGAAATTATTGAACTATTAAAACAGTATAAAGAAGTTAACCTAGGAATGAGTGTGGAATGTTTTCATCCAGTCAATGATTATCTAAGATGGCCTAGTAAGATAGATGATGTATTTGAAATTATGCAACGTTGGATTGATGTGGGACAAAAACAAAAATGGTTAATACAGTTTCGTATCACTCCTACAGTTTTTAGTATAGCACATCTACACACTATCTACGAATATGCTTATACACATAACATAGGTGTAGAAAGTTGTAATTTTTTACACAATCCATCTTTTATGAGAATGACTATATTACCAAAAGATGTGAGACAAAAGATCGCTCAGGATTTAGAAGATTGGATACTAACCAAAGACACAACTATAAAAAATAAAAAAATTATTAACACCAGAGATCCCAATGTGTCAAAAATTTACATTTTACAAGACGCCTATAGTTATGTAGAGTATTTGAGAAATGGTCCAGACGAAACACACAGTTGGCCAGCACTTGTAAACTATCTTAAAAAATTAGAAACTTCGAGAGGAAATTCGATATTGGATTATGCACCAGAGTATGAATCATTTTTACGATCAGCAGAATATTAATATTTCTATAAAAGTTAAACCATGCGAAAACGCCGAGTCGCCAGACGCAGTTATTATTGTGAACGACAAAGTTTTATTTGACAACAATTTAAACTCTATACAAAATATAGATCACAATATCGAATTACTTTCAAATTTATCAATCTCTATTGAACTTAAAAATAAAAATTACAAGGAATCTCCGATCAGCGGAATAATTATCGAATCTTTAAAGATTGAAGATTTTGATATAATACCTAATTGGACACATCTTGCCAATTATAATAATGACCATAATAACCAAAATCCAACCAATCATTTAGGTTACAACGGAGTTTGGTCATTAAATATCAATGAACCGTTTTATAGATGGGTTCACAAAATAACCGGCCAAGGTTGGTTATTAACATCATAATTAATTATGAAAAATAAAAATAAAAAAAAGAATTTCTCAAAATCTTTAACAACGTTTGATCCAAAGATACATCATCGTAGTCCAAAGGGTTCGGGATATGGGTTAAAAAAAAACTACGTGCCAGCCCCGGGTGAAGCGAGCGGTAAACAACTAGCACACCTGTTTGACAAAACAGAGAAAAACAAATAACAGTTCTTGACAAGACAATAGCTGTGTTGTATATATAATATCAACAACACAAAAAAAGGCATCTAACATGAAAACGTTTATACTGTTTGTAGGATTATTAGCATTAACTGCCTGTGCAGTTGTGCCTAATCCTAAAGTTGCTTTCGGCAAAAAATGCGTAGCAACTGGAGATCGAGTCACATATTCTTATGTATGGGTATATGATTCTAAAGCAGGACTACCAGCCAACACTGCTGATTGCGATCTAATAGAAAAGAAAAAATAGTTACTTTGAAGTGGGCTGAGCGTTGTCTTGGTCCACTTTATTAAACTCTTTTGTGATTTCGTCTTGCTCTTTTTTGATCTGCTCCGGAGTTTTTGGACAGGTATTTGGAGCCATCACACATCCTAGAGCTTTGCCGAGTGTTTTAGCATCAGCAATGGGATCTATACCTTTGGCCGGTTTGGGTTCAGAAGCACAGGCTGTTAAGATTGATAATAAAAATATTGCCATCACAACGACGCCTATTGTTTTTGCAATTGTGTTATTATTGATTTTCATATGGTGTATTTAACACAAAGAGTGATAGAAATAATCATTACCACTCTTTGTGTTTTTGGAAATGTATCGACTAGAATTTATAGTTGATACCTGCTGTGAAGCCCGACGCATCTTTTCCTGCTGACACTGTGCCTAAGCCGCCCATTGTCATAGAAGAGTTTGCATCGTTGTCCACTGTTGTGTAAGCACCGTACAGTGTTGCACCAGCGAACAGTTCTTTCTGCACAACCACACCGTAACCAGTTCCCTCGTTCAGTGAAGATTGTGAGTCATCTTTGGATGTTCCGTAGATACCTGTGATTGATGATGTATCGCTCAACGGTAATTTTGCAGAAATCAAAGTTGATGTTGATTTAATACCATCAGCAGTTGTGGAGTTATCACCATATAGGTATACTGCACCCACTGTCAATGATCCCAAATTAGCAGAAGCACCGATAGCGGTTGCATCTTTTTCTGCCACTTTGGTTGCTCCGTCTTGATAGATCCTTCCGGCACCCACTTTAAAGTTTTCAGCAGTGTATACCACTGAAGCACCTTTCAGCTTGTCTGAAGCATCTGACGTTGCATCGTTAGCATTGAATGATCCACCTAGCTCAACTGAAAATCCGCTGATGTTTGGTGAAATGTATTTGAACACATTGGATGTGTCTGAACCCAATTCAATTGCTGAACCGTTAACTGGAATGTTAGTGAAGTTGCCAGCAGTTCCCATGATAGTGTCTATACCTTCAACTGCTACCACATCAGTTTTACCTGCTTTAACTGTACCTGATTTTCCTGTTAATGCTAGTGAAGCTTCTCTGTTAAAAGTTCCACCAGTGGATGACGTTGAACCAAACTCACCTTCTGTAGTAGTAAGTTTGCCTTCCAACGTACCGATAATTTTCATACCTTCAAACTCGGGTGAAGTTGCCTGCACTCCTAGTCTGCTGGTACTCAATTGACCGTCTGTCGTTCTTCTCACTGTGTCTGTGCCTGTGTCGACAGATTGAATGCCCACGTCCACGTTACCGTAGAGTTTAACATTCGCCTCATTAGCTTTGGCTTTCGGTGCTGGGAAAAACAGTGCTACTGCAACTGCTATCGCCACAACAAGAACCAAACCAATAAGGGTTTTCGTTTTGTTTATTTTCATTTGTGTCTCCTGTTAGTTCTCTTTGCGAAAGTTATTACCAACGCAAAGTCCGTTATTATACTACAAGTTGTACTAAAAATACAACCTAAAATATGTCAATTATTTTGGATTTTCTAATGAGTTTGGCTTGATGTCATAATAACCCAATATTTATACTGCACTGCCGCAAGGAATTACAGAAGTGAGCAGTGGGGAATTGCTCCCCACTGATATTGAATTAGATAGTTTTTGGTTCTACTTTGATGTGTTTTAACACTTTGCCTGCGTTGACACCTTGTTTAACAACATATCCAGACGTGCCGTTTCCGTTGATTTCTACTTCGTGTCTTGCTCTGAACAGAGCTTTTGCTTTCTGTTCTTTTGCTTTAGCATTGCTGTATTGTGCAACAATGTCGCTCATTCTTTCTCTCATAGGTTACTCCTTCTTAAAAGTTTCCTACTTTTAACTCATGTAGATGAGCCACTTTATTACCATGTGGATGGTATATTATTTATATGCGAATTCTGCATACCTGGTATGTTTAGATTGCAACATTATATTACACTATTACGTTAGAAAGTCAATCAGAAGATGTTCTACGCAAATTTACGCTACCGCTTTCTAAAAAAAATTTACGCTAACGCTTTAAAAAAACTGACGCTACGCTTTACCAAAATATACGCATATTCAGATTGACGTACTCTGACAGATAATATACAATAACTAGTTGTTGCGAATGTTCGCAACTAACTAAAGGAACAGTGTGGAAACATTTTTATCGAGTGCATTTGTAATTTTTAGAGAAGGTTTTGAAGCTTGGTTAATTGCTGTATTAGGTCTAGCATCCACAACCAATAAACATAATATTAGAATTATATGGATAGCGATTATAGCGTCTATTTTAGCCACTCTAGCATTGGGCAGTATAACTGCTCAGTTTTTAGGTAGCCACCAAAATATAGAGCGATTTGACGGGGTTATAGGGGTGATTACAGGGGTTTTATTAGCTTATGTTGCTTGGGTTTGCCACGGTGCTAGTCAACACATTAAAGAGCTACCCTATCACAATACACTGCTGTTAGGTATAGTGTTTTTTGGTGTAATGTTTAGAGAAGGAGTAGAAGTTATAGTTTTCCTCACAGGCATAATCTCACAGAGTCAATCCTACTATTTGGTTGGTTTGGGCTGTTTGGTTGGTTTGGTAATTTTGGTAGCCTTTGGTTTGGTATCCCATACTCAAATTAAAAAAATTCCTGTAAAAAATATCTTTAAAGTAAGCCGTTGGATTTTTTCTGTTCTGGCTGTATACTTTCTTTATAATGGTGTTCACGAAATAATGGAACACGGGTTATTGCCCCTTTAGCTCATTAGGTAGAGCAACTGATTTGTAATCAGTAGGTGGCCTGTTCGAATCGGGCAAGGGGCACCATGGGGGCGTGTAGCTCAGTTGGGAGAGCACCTGATTTGCATTCAGGGGGTCGCAGGTTCAACTCCTGTCACGTCCACCAAAAGGTCCCTTCGTCTATCGGTTAGGACACGTGGTTTTCATCCACAAAAGAGGGGTTCGATTCCCCTAAGGACCGCCAACAAAAATTTAAATACAGATATGAAATACGGTTATTATTCAGACAATGAGATACCAGAAAGTATAGCAAATTCTGAAAATTATAAAAAGTTATATAAACTTAATTCTAAAGGATATCGATGCCAGGAATTTTCACCATTGCCTAACGGTGGAAAAAATGTTGTAGTATTAGGATGTTCTCATACATTTGGGGAAGGACTGAATGAAAACGAAGTATGGGTATCTCAGTTAGAAAAAATAAAAAATAATAATATATATCAAAGTTCGACGAAATTAAGATTTTGGAACTTAGCTCACCCAGGAGCATCTCCAGATTTATGTGTAAGAATATTATACGGAACAGAAAAAGTTTTGTTTCCTAAAATTATAATTGTATGTTGGCCAGTTTGGAGTCGTAGAGAAAGGTTAGACAAGTACCCGCAAAGTTTAACAAGTGATGATATACTACTTAAGAATGAAAATGAACAAACAGACTGTAATAACTTTTTAAAATGTGTATTTCAAATAGAAAAATTTGCAGAACATACTCATGCAAAAGTTTTTCATTGTTTTTCACAAGATATTTACGATATTCCTAATACTACAAATGTTTTTAAAGAAACATCTATTAAATCTTGTTGGCCAGAGTGGGATCGTCGAAAACATTTTCAAAATTTAATAAAAATTACAACTGAACCTAATTTAGCAAGAGATGGTATACATTATGGTACAAAACATCATGCATCATTTGCTAAAAAATTTTATAATAAATTTGGAACAAAATTAAAGTAGTGTTCGATATTCAACAAACTCGTTAATACTATAATTGATTTTAGAAATTTTTTCTAAAATTTTATTTAGGTGAATATTTTCAGGATGTGTTTTATTTGATACTGCATGGGTTTCAAAGTCTTTAAGAGTATTCCAATCAGTTATTTGATTCAAATATATTTTGTCAACATTGTACTTAATTCCTAATTCTATTAGAGATTCTATTTCATGATAATTACTTTTTTGAACTACAAAATGTAAATGTATTTTAAAGTTTTTAATTGATTTTAAAAATTCTAAATTTTCTAATAATAACTCATAAACCCCGCCTACTCTTAATTTTTCATATGTTTCTTTTGTTGCTCCATCCACACTAATACCTATATGATCAAGATTGTCTGTAATATGTTTAAATTTATGAAAATTTTTCTTCAGTAATAATCCGTTGGTTTGAATACTGTATCGTAAATGGGTTAATTCTTTAGTTTTCATCATGAATTGTCTATAAATTAAACTAGCAAAAGGATCACCATCTGAGCCAATATGTACTTGTATTAAGTGTGTTTGTTCTTTTAAAAAATCTAAAACTTTATTAATTAACGATAGTCTAATATCAAACTGTTTTCCATTTTTAAGAAATATTTTTTCTTTCCTACAACTAGGACAACTAAGGTTACAACTATCATCGATTGCTAATCGTATGTGTTTAATTTGTTTATCAATATTGTTTTGTTCCCACGGATTAGTTCCTTTGTAATCCAACAAATAAGAACATTGCTTATTATTACAATATCTATAAGATCCGTCTATTATAGATTCTTGTAACAACGAGGCAGTATTACTGTTTAATATTTCTTGTAAAGATTTTGTATTAAGATTACCTACACTTTGTGGCAACCATGCAGTACACTCACACAAATAGCAAGAGCCTTGTTTGTCAATTAAAACAGTATCAAATGGTCTCGGACACTTTTTTTGTATCTTTAAATTTTTACTTGTGTCGATCCCGTACCAATCAAACAATCTAGTGTTAATCACTGTTTTTTTCCGGATTAGTTAATATATCTAATGTTAAAACCTCGTCTTCAGGAACAACATATACATCTGCTTTTTGAATTTGTTTTTTCTGTTTAAGAGCTTTTCTTTGCTCACTTCGCCGACGCAGTTCTTCTTGTTTTTGTTTCTTTTGCAGGTCCCGTTCCCCACTTTGTGATTTGTATGTATAGTGTATTCCCATGGTATTTCTCCTGCATAGTTATTATTAATTATCTATAATTGAAGGTAGTAAAAATTTTAATTTATAATAAATTATTAAATTTTAAATTATTAAGCCATTCTACGATAAGATCTTTAGAAACCTTAGCACAATCAATATGATTACTTTCTACTAATTTATAACCATTATATGGGTGTTCTGGTAATCTAAAAAAAATATAATCCGGACCGGTTCTAACAGAATCGTTTACACCTTCTATATATAGAACTGGAATATTTTTCTTTATTCTTAAAACAGATTTAGGCATATTACCTAATCCTTGAGGATGATAATAACTATAAAAAATATCAGTCATTGTTTCAACTAATTTTTTAGAACCACAATTAACATCTATAAATTTTATTAAGGTATTTTTTAATTTTTTTTTAATAATATTTTCAGCAATTTGAAGCCATTGTTGATATTTTTTATTATTCGAAAGAGCTTCTGGAGTATGTCCAGGAGTAATAGCTACAATAGCATCAGCATTATTATATTCTGCTTGGTAAGCAAATGAAGCATTAGCCCCTAAACTATGACCTATTAAAACTATTTTTTGAAATCCTTGTTGCCTGTATTGTTTAATTTTATTTGATAAATCACTAAGTGCATCTGGATAACTTTGATCATAGTTTCTATTTGTACTCCAAGGCATATCGAGTTTTTTTACATGGTAATTTTCAGATATTAATTTTTTTTCTAATGCTGTAAAAATGTACGTATCGGGTCTAGACCATTTACCATGGATAAAAATTATTAAAGGATTCCTGCTCATTAAAAATATTTATTTTTAAAGATTTTATAAAAAAATAACAGTGCTGATTGAGTAGTATAATTAGTGTATATGGATATTGAATCACTTAACCCGTACGGTGCAAAGATACGTGGAATAACCGCAGAAGAAATTATTACCAATCCAAGTATAATCATCGAACAGATGATGAAATATAAAATTCTTATCTTTAAAAATTTTGAAGCCACCCCAGATCAATTAGTTACAATTAATCGAGCATTTGGAACACCAATACGTCATGCTAAATGGAAAATTAATGCTTTAAAAACACATCCTGAAATATATGTATTACATAACGATAAAACCAAAGGACAATTATCTCCAGAAATATGGCATATCGATCAATCATTTATGCAGGTTCCACCTACATTTAGTTTTTTATATTCTATTACAGTAGCCAAAACAGGAGGAACTACAGTGTTTGCAGATCAATCTGCTGTATATCGAGATCTACCATTATCTATTAAAAAGAAAATTACGGGCAAAGTTGCTGTGCATCAACACGCAGTAGATTATAGGATGGCCGCAGTTCCTACTGAAGAAGAATTAAAAGGATTAGGAGTTGAAGGACTAGTGTACCATCCTTTAGTAATGCCACATTGGATATCTGGTGAAAATTGTTTATATTCTGTTTATGGGCATATACAACAAATATTAGGATTATCACAAGAAGAAAGTAATCAATTATTAGACGAGTTGCGTAGCTATGCTACTAATGAAAAATATGTTTACGAACATCACTGGGAAGAAAAAGATTTTCTTATTTGGGATAATATTTCTATGTTACATTCTGCCCGCGGAACTATCGATAGTTTAGAAGATCAATACTCTCGAGAATTGTGGCGTATGAATTGTCGCCATGGCGATGTCTAATATAGTGAATGTTTAAAGAATAAAAAACCGTCTTAACGACGGTTTTTTACTTTAATAGTTAATTGAAATTATTATATTACTTTTATTTTTTGTTGTAATACTTTTTACCTAATTTTATAATGTCTTCTACTAGTGTTGGATCGACATCGATACCTTCAAGTATTTGTTCATCATAAACTTTTTTAGCCGCTTGTCTTAATCGAGAATCGTCTGCTTCAGAAATGTTATGAATTGTAACTCCTCTTCCTTTTGCATCAGCCTCCCATTTAGCCGCATCTTGTAACGACCAAACACGCTCAAGTCTAGCAACAGTCATTGCCGCTTCTTTAAATGCTAATTGTTCGTCAATTGATAAAGAATCAATGAAACTTTGATTTCCTAAAATAGCAGTCATGAACATACTGTGGTTAGTTTTTAAAACGTGCTTACCAAAGAATCTTAAGTAAGTTGTTTCGATAGCGCCGCCATTTTCAGCCATATCTCCTACATCTTCTGCTGTTGACAAGTAACGAGGTATATGATTTACTTTAGCGAATTCAAAGAATTTACTACTTGGTTTAGTAAAAGAAATAAACTTTTTATCACTTAAATCATTTAAACAAGTAATTTCATCTGTAGAACCAATAATACGATATCCACCTGAGTATGTATAACCTAACGCATTGATTCCGGTTAATTCTCTCGCACTATCACTAACTCTTTGACCAATTGGTCCGTCTAATGTTTCTGTTACGTGATCATGATTTTCAAACAGATAAGGTAAATCGATTGCATGAAAATCTGGATGTAAATGACTTCCGCAAATATTGATTTGTGTTTGACTTAATTCAAAATGACCATTTTTCATATGGTTGAAAAAGTTTTCCCACCAACTTAATAGTTGTGTAAACTCTTTAACAGTTTCTGCTTTTTCTGGTTGAATACTTCCAAGATTTGCTAATGTGTTATATGGATTTTCTAATCCTGGAATAGAAACAGATGTTTTTTTCCACAAATCTAATGTATCTGGTAAAACCTTATCTCCATACAACTGAAGATAAGAACCGATAGTATGAACTTCAATAGCAAATTTTCCAGGGCAAGATTTTTCTAATTCTTCAGCAAATGCTCTTGCTGTTCTAATGAATAAATCTAATGGAAAATGTGCAATAATCCAACGAACTTTTGTTCTTCCCGGTTCAACGTTCATTGGTTTTCTATCAACGCATGATAGATGGTATGATGGTCCTTCAATAGATCCACCACCTATTTTGTCTAATATATTTTTTTCTCTAGCTTCTTGCACTTTTTGTGCAATATATTTTTTTGCATTCTCGTTTAATGACATACAAATAGTCCTTTCAATTAACTATAATAATGAATCTAATCAATTATAGTGTATTTAGTTGTATACTGTTAAAGGATTACCAAATTTGGCTAATTAGAGACCAAAATAAACGCTATAATGCAGGATTCTGAGCCTCTATTGCTCCAAGCGTGTACAGTACCCTGTTGCACCAACAAATCTCCCTTGCGTAAAGTTACTATTTCGTCTTCATCTAACAACAATCGTACTTCTCCCTGTAAAACAATGCCATAATCCACAGTGTGTGTTTTGTGCATAAAAGGATGTCGATCTGTTTTGACCCAGTTGTCCTCAGCACCTACAGACGCAAATGCTCGACGACCATCTAGAGTTGATAATACTTTGGGATCCTCTGGATCAAACTGTGCTATTAAGAAAGAAGTACCACCCTTTGAGGGTTTCATAGATCCGCCTTCTGGCCATACATATGTGTGAGCCACACCCGGTCTAATAGCACCAAACTCTTTGACAGATTCTAAAATGTTGTCTGATACAACCACTGCTTTATTATCAACATTGCCTGTAACAACTCTCCTAAATTTTTTAATATCCATAGATGTTTATTTCTTTCTTAATCGATTGTTAATGTCTATAGAAGTTTCCAACTGTGTAAAAGGAGTGCCCAGTATTTCTCTTGCATAGTAGGCCAATGCCGCAGTGTCTTTGGGGAAACAACTGCCACCGTATCCACGCTCACCATTATTGCCCGGCACTCGTGTGTGTGATGCTCCTACTCTTTTGTCTGTGGAAATTATCTTAATTAATTCTTCGTAGTTCGCCCCTCCTTGTGCTTGATATACATCATATAGCTCATTGAAGAATGTAACTTTGGTTGCTAGAAAAGAATTTATAGCGTATTTTACAAGACTGGCTGTTTTTAAATCTGTGTGATACACTGGACATTTTTTACAGCGAGAATGTTCACGATACAACTGATGCACAGTTTTTGTATCATCGGTGTTGCCGCCAAACACGTGCATTGTGGGATTTATAAAGTCTTGTATGTAATTTTTTTCTGTGAGGAACTCTGGATTGTACACAATTCTTAAATCACTGCATTGTGTTTGAATTTGTTCCAACACATAACCCGGTACTGTGCTTTTAATAATGACCAGATGGTCTTTGTATTCGTTCAGTTGCTCACACACATCAAACAGAATATCTGTGTTGGCTTCTCCCGAATCTTGTTGAGGTGTAGGCACACATACGAAAGTTGCAGATGGTTGAAAAGCAATCAGTTGGGCAATAGTATTTCGGTTTTTTTTTGGATCCACAATGAATTTGGCACAATCGCGAGTGAATCCTTGATCCACTGCGGAACCCACAAATCCATGTCCAATAATACCTAATTTCATTTTCTCAAATACCTCCAACTGATAGGAAACCGTTCAGCACATATAGAGTTTATTTGATTGGCCACTTGCTGTGTTTCCAATTGGGTGTCTTTGGCACATCTTAAATTACACACTCGAGCAAATGCGTACAGTGTGCCTGACCATATCCATTCGGTCATCATTGACTGTGGCAACACTGACCTTGCCTGTTCGGGTGCTATGCCTTTTTCTATCATTGTGTTGTAGATGATTAAACACTGTTCCATTGCTGTGTCCAACATATGTTGATCTGTGGGATCTAGTGTTACTGTGCCTGCTGATCCTTGTTTAGAATTTTCTGGCCGACCCCTCCACTCTTTAATTTTATACAACTCTGGCTTATACGAAACATACCTGCGTGACACTTCATTCCACACAAGACCCACTTGATGTTTTACCAGTTGTCGTGCCACGAACACAGGTGCTTGAATTCTAAACTGTAATGATGCGTGAGCAAATGGCGACCAGTGATTATGGTCTGCTAGAAACTTTATAAGTTTTTCATCTCGATCTTCAAACTGGTCTTTAAATTTAGCATAACTGACCCTTGCGGCATTAACTACTGAAAGATCTGAACCCATATGATCCACAAGTTCAACACGCATTATTGCTCCTCATCTGAGTGTAGATCATTTAGCAGTTGTCTCAGTTTACTGCCTTCTACTGTGGCTTTGACTTTGCCTAACTCTTCTCCTTTGGTAGGATCTATTTCTTTTCTAGCATCTTTCACTGTATCGTTGCTGATTTTACTTTTCTGTTTAAGATTCTCAGCAATGTTCGAAGAATGACTTTTATAACTTTGACTTTCGTCTTCGTTAAGATCTGTAATTCTCAGAGTATCTACATTAAATTCTAAATCCACTTTCTGTCCAACACCGCTAGAACTTCTTGTTTTCATAAACTGTATTTGATATCTACCTCGTTCTTTCATTGCTCGTGATGTAAAGATACCAATAACATTGTCTGCTGTTTGTACTTTGGATAAACCACCTGCTATGTGTGAGTGATCAAACTCAATTTCTTCCACTGCCGCTCTGTTTAATTGTGATGCTGTGGCCATTACAATATTGTTTTCTGCGGCCATATTTCTTAATTCTTCTGACACATATTTGTCTTTAATAAACAGATCTGCTGGCGATACTCGTTTGCTCTTTGGCATCATAAGATCTAGATAATCTATCAATATACAATCTATTTTCTTTTTACTCTTAAGTTCTAATTCTTTTATATAAGTTTTGATATCTAACACTGTTCCACCAGATGGAAGATATTTGATCTGTAATCCTCCGGATTTCTTACCAACCATCTTAACTTTCATTTCTACATTGTCTATTTCTGGAAAAATCTTTCTTGTAGGAATATTAGTAACCATAGAATCTAATCTCATAGAAATTAAATTTTCACTCAACTCAAAACTAATATAACAACAATTCAAACCAGCACTGGCCCAATTTACTGCGAGGTTTTGTAAGAACAAAGACTTACCTGCACCTGATCCGCCTGCAAAAATGTTCAACTCGCCTCGATTAAATCCACCAAACAGTTTTTTATCAATGTTCGGCCAGCCAGTGCTAACTTGACCATTAGAGTTTTTAAGTTTCTCTAATCTACCTCGAGGATCATCGAAATAGTCGGTTCCTATATCACGTGTCAGTCCAATATTTGTAGCTTCTTTGATTTTGTCTTCAATTGGACCATATTCTTTCTTTTCTATTAGATCAGCTGATTCTAATATGGCACGTTCTAATGCTTTATGTCTGGAAAATGTTTCAAACTCATCTAACAACCAGTTAAAATGCGACGGATCTAAATCTTTAGCAGATTTAAATTTAATTTCTGATTGTGCATTTACTTGATCTACTTCCGGCATCACTTTATATTCTTCAACATATTCTTTAATAAATTTTGCAATAGGTTGTAGTTTTCTATCAAAGTTAATGCTGTCAAATATATTTTGTGCTCTAGCAAACGATTCAGCATCTGCTAAAAACATTTCTATATATAATTTTTGTACATCAAAAGTATAATCTTGCATAGTTTTATATTATAACATCTTTTCTAATTGAAGCCACTCTAAAAATGACTTTGGAAATATATTCAATTTTAAATTCCTTCTTTTGGTAAATTCTAATAAAAATTCTCTTATGTTGAGTCTTTCTACCTCTTTTGGTAGATTTTGTATTGATAGTAAAATAGGACTACTGACTTCTTTTGGTAATTCTTTAAACGAATTTATTAATTGTTTTTTACTCTCTTCGTCTAATACATAAGGAGACATCATAGATGGTTGATAAGCAAACGTTACAGCTATTTTATCGTTTTTGAAATAGTTATAGAAATCTTTAAATCCAAACAATGATAGATTAGATAGTGTGCAGTGAAATTGGAAATTAATTTTAAATTCTCTTAACAAATTTATTTTCTTTTGGAATTCTCCCCAAACAATACCAAATCGATTAAATTCTAAATACTCTTTAATATTTTCAGCACTAATTTTAATTAAAAGATTTTTAATATTTTTTAATTTTTCTAACATATTCTTGAATCGAGACTCGCTTACTCCTAATCCTGTATACAATTCTACTACGGCATTAGATTTTAAATTAAGTGTTTCTAATACTGATATTAATTGATTATCTAATAACGGCTCTCCTCCAGTTATTATAAGTTTTTTTAATTTAGATGATGAGAATTCTATTTCTTTTAATAAAATTTGATAGTGCTCGGTTGTTTTTAAATCTGGTTGACTAATAGCTAGTAATACTTTGTCTTTAATAGATGCATTATACCTTGGGTCTTTATATTCTGTTAATTGATAATTTCCTTTGTTTACAATATCTCTTCGCCAAGCATTACTATATTCTTTACAACAATATGAGCAAGTTAAATTACAGTCAATGCCAATAGTTAAATCAATAATCTCTGGTTCTGTCACAACATCGATATGTGTTTTTTCTATTCCTTGTTGATGAATTCTAGGACTAATAGCTCCTACATCTTCTGCCCTCCAACAATTTTGTTCACAACTTTTATTACGCTCATTACGAAGCATCTGTTCACGTTCATAAACATTAACTGGAGTATTAAATAAATTTCCTGGATTTTTTTTAAGCCATTCAAAATCGATTGGGTGTGGTACAGCGGCATGACAGTTATAAAAAGTTTTAGATGCTAAATCTATCTTAAGAAATTTAAATTTCATTGAACAATAATAATTTCTATCGGTCATATGTTTTTCTTTTTAAATCAATTTTTAAACTAGTGGTCTCTGTGGATTTTAATATAGATTGCAAAGTAAACAATCTTCCATATTTAGATACTGCTTCTGCAACATCTGTAATATCATTCCCCCATTCTGGGAAAGATACACTCCAGCCAAATTCTTTTGCTTGGTCTATTAATTTCTGTCCTGCTAAATCTCTATCTGGCACAACTATTACTTGTCTATTTAAGTTTTTTATTATCTCTCGTTGAACGTTATTGATTTCAGACCCTAATATAGCCACACCGCTTAATGCAATAGCATCAAAAGGTCCTTCTGTGACTAACACAAATTTTCGACTCCAATCTTGTGAATCGATATTAAACACATAACCAGGTTGTGTTTCGGTCCAATATTTTACTTCTTTATTTCTAGTATCAAATAATCTTCCTGTATGTCCTACAATATCCCCCTTCCAATAAAACGGCACAATAACTCTTCTATGAAAATCAGCAGTTTGATCCGGAGAATAGTAAAAATCAAACCAATTAGGTTCTATGCCTCTTTTCTTAAGATAATTTAACAACTGATCTATTTTTTCATATTGTGGCCCAGTTAGGTCTTGTCCTACATATTTTTCTAACCAAATTTCTAACTTGTGAGAGTTTTTAGGTAATGATTTTTTTTGAAAATTAATGACTTGTTTCTTTTCGTATTGTGAATCTTGTTCTTCATAACGCATGGCCTCTATGGCAAGTTTACGAATGGTTTCTTCTGATATACCTATCCAACTCATAAACTGTCTCATTTTAAAATTTAATTTTCTTCCAATGGTATAGTTGGCTTTAAAGCCACAATTGAAACAGTGATAAGATAGAGTGCCGTCTGCTGTGGTCATAATGCCACCTCGTTTTCTTTTATCAGCACTAGTGCCATTGTACACACAACAAGGAGCATTAAACGAGGTCCAACCAGAAGGGGTTTTCTTACGGCCAGCAGGCAGTGATGTTAGAATAGTAGATTGGATCAGGTTCATCCTTCTATTTTAACTTCTATATAGGATTTTGTCAATTACTCCGGTATTACCGGCATCGTTAGTCCAAACAAATCTTACTCCTTGCAAGATTCCGTTGAAGTTGTAGTATTTGATTGTGTCTGCTGTGGTAATGGTATTTGTACTAACAGTAAAGTATTGATTTTGGGGATCGGTTGATACTTCTGAAGCAGTAGACATCGTGCCTTGTATGGTTAATGTACCTGCAAAGTTTTTTGCGTATACTGCAACTGTGTGTAGAGCTGTATTATTATTAATACCTGGTTTAGCACTTTCATAGGATGAAGTGTATGTTGAACCAGATTTGGTAAAAGTATCAATTACTGTACTCGGAACAAATTGGGGATATGCTCCAGCCAATACTTCCACAGTGCCAGCTGAGTTATAAGCAGTATCTGCAAATGTCACTGTGCGTGTACCATTTGAGGCAATCTCTCTGATGCTATAATTGTAATATTTGGCGTCTAATTGTAATAAATCCCCCTCTGTAACAGTCACACTTGCCTGTCCTTTAGTCGACGTAGTTGATCCGTCATCTAACACAGTTAAAGAACGAGTTAATACAGACTTATTAGTTTCTGTATCTATAAGATTAAATTCAAACTCCTTAGAATCGATGAATTGAGCTTTCTGGTCCTCGTTTTTGAACGTAAAAGTAAGTGGATTAGACACTCCTTTGTACAGTTTTATTTGTCTATCGTACACTTTTGAGTTCCTTCCATGATAACCACTTTGGTAAACATTTACCACGTTGTTGATTAAATACCTTGATACAGTTTGCATAGTACATATTTAACTGTATTTATGAATAAAGTATGAACGAAATTTTTGAAACATTAAAGACCAAATTCCCATTTTTATCCCTAATACGCAAGGGCGATTTGGAATTTGTGGGTATTATACAAAACCAAGACAACCAAGTGACCAGTTTCTACGATTATGGTAGAATAATGCAACCACAAGATAAGATGAAGTTTTTAAAAATGGGAGAAACTTGGTGGTGGGAATCTAACAGAAAAATACCAATTAATATTTTCTTAAAAGGCGACTTTGCATATTTTAAACCTACATTAGTTACTCTATCTACCAAAGATATTCAAATAGTTCATGGTCCTTGTGTACGTTTAGATGAGATTTCTAAAAAGAGAGTTAAACGTAGAACTATTCAATTAATGAGAAGACCTATATAGGTTTTTTAACAGATTCATTTGCACCACAATAGCCTGAGCATAAGCCACAGCGTGTGATTTTTTAAAATAGTAACTTTCGTCAGCAGGTTTAACCCAAACTTCACGCAGTATAGTTTGCCAGTCTTTGTACATCAATCCTCTCTTAGCAGGCCTTATAATTGCTAATACTGCCGCAAGTTGTTCTATATTTTTTGGTTCTAATTTTGAAACAATATCATAATGTCCATTGATATGAAATAATTGATCTACAATATTTTTGTCTTTTAACATATCCCAATCTGGCTCGGTTAACATTAATTCTACTAACTCTTGTTCTGATTTGATACCTTCATATAGATTTACATTTAATAAATCTATTTTAAAGTATCCTCGCTCTTCTGCTCTTTTATAATCAAAACTACAAGACTCAGCAATTGGATCAATGGGTGTTTCATGAAAGTAAACTCCGGTTTTGTGTTTTTCAATTTCTCCATCTTTGATTATCGATGCAGGTGTGTGACGAAATAATTTCAAAGCCTGCTGTCTATCTGCAAAATCTATATCTACATCTGGCATTATTCTATCCTTGCTTCTCGTGCTGTTTCTTGTACAAATATTACATCTGCAGGAAACGATTTAAATTTGTTAGACCAATATTCTGGATTGATAAATCTATGTACCATTTGCAATTGTTCGTCTGTGAATGATTTTAACATTTTTTTACCTGCTGGACAGCCCAACACTAGCCAAGGAGAAATTTTTCCTGTTTGAATGTGTTGTACTGCTCTCGGGGTATTCACCAAACGAAAATAGTCTGCCCACTGTACACTTTGTTCTTCTGCCCAATCCATCATGGTTTGTATAGATCTTTGTAGAGCCGCTTCAACTGGTTCTGTTTTTAGAGTATCAATAAGATATGTTTCATACAAATCATCTCTGGCCCAATGATCTAATTTGATTCTAGATTTTACAACATAGTCGATATATTTTTCTGGATAGAGAGGAGTGATATACATAAGGTATCTGCCAAATTTTACAAATGCATTATAGTAAGAACTCTTGCAAAAATCTTCATAGGTTTTAGGTTTTGAATTATTTTGATGTATTTGATAAAATCTTTGGAAAACTAAGAAACCATTTTGAACCCATTTTTCATTTTTTTGCAGATGTCTTCTTTTAGGCTCACATATGTGTACTTGCAGAGTTCTTTCTTTAGAAAAACTTTTATTGCAATAGGTACAAGTGTTAAGATTGCTGTCCATGGTCCTCTATTAATTGTTCTAATTCTGCATCAGTTATAATCTTATCTAGTGTTTCTAGATCTGACATTTTTAAATTAGGATAGATGTCCATTAATTTTTGTAATGACTTATTTGCTACTTTCTTCATAGGCTTAATCCATGGATGAAATTGTTGTTTGAGTGATCCACACATAGCAGTTAGAATCCAACATAATTTTTTATGTTTACTACTCAGTTCCCATAGATGTTTATTAACACATTCATTGATCATTTCAACATAATGCTCTTGATAGAACCTATCTCCAGATACTGCTGATGCATATCTCATAATCATATAAGGTGAATACAAAGATTGTTCTTTTTCATCTATACGATCGTAGTAATCTTTATTACGAAAATCAATGGCTTTCATGCCATTTCTAAGTTCAAAAAATTTTCTATTTTGTTCTGTCGCCATATTTTAATCTAAACATTGTTGCTATTTTAGCATTCTTAAATTCTACAAGTAAATGTTTTTCAGAATCATATATTTCTTTAATTGGTAACTCTAAAGATATTTCGTCTAAATGTTGTTTAATATGAGTGTACCAATGTCGGTCCATAAGAATCTGTGTTCCGTCAATGTCCATTACTGGTTTTTTAATCTTAACTATATTTTTTTCTTTTACCATACTGATCCGTAGTCTAGTGTTTCTGATTGCCTTGAAATATCTTTAACAAAATATGCACACAAAGGATTTTCTCCATTGGTAAGAGGCACAGCTAACAGTTGTCCTGATTTTACTTTTGGGAAATACCATTTAACTTCTTGATAGATATCCACAATGTCTATTTCTGCAAAATCTGGTTTAGATCCTGTGAGTGGATTGTAAAGGAATGCAGAGAATCCTCGGTCATTAAGACTGGTTATTGACATAACAAACAGTTCTCCTTCTTCTGGATCACCTATAACTACTTTCCAATCTAATGGCATAGTGACTTTGTATGGTCCTATTTGTAGCACAGCCGCTGGTGCTGAAAATGATTCTAAAAATATTAAAGGAACAAAGAAATAATCTGGATCTTGTGGATTAGAGTTGTCTAATACTGCAAAACGTAAACTGTCATCCACAAACTCTGGAATCTTTTCTAAGGTGTATGTTTTATTTTCTAACGTAAGGATTTTCATAATCTATTTTATCTATATTATACGGATAATTGGCCTCTTTGTAAAACTTTTTTCTCTCAGTTAAATGCCTTTTTGCAAACTTACAAGAACTGGTAATATCCCAAATTTGTACCGATTCTTTATCTTCGGCTTTACGTATACCTCGTCCAATACTTTGTATCACTCTCACAAATGACTTGCCTGGTTCTATTAGGACAAGATTAAAAATACGAGGAATATTAATGCCCACAGCGGCAACTCCATATGTGGCAATAATAATCTTATTTGTTGCAGTAGATACTTCATCATAGTGCTCCTTTCGATCTGGATTTTTGGTTGAACCTGAAATAAATGTTGATCCTTTTAGTTTCTTTTCAAGAATTTCTCCTGCTGATATTCTATCCACAAGTATCAGTGTGTTACCTGATGAAGCTATGTATTCTATAGTACTAGCAATCCATTCCATTCGAGTTTCGTCTGTGGTTAACCATTTTAATTCTTCTTGATAATTTTTAAATATTGGATGATCTTGTGTTTGTAACACATTTACATTGCACTGTGCTAACACGCCTTTGTCTTGTAATTCCTTAGCAGGTATTTTATGAGTCACATCGCCAATAGAACATTTTAAACCATAGAATTCAAAATCTGCTTTAGGCACTGTGCCTGTGAGCCCCCAACGTATACCACATTTTGCAAATGGTCCTGTTAATAATCTTTTAAGTACATCTGCTTTGGCCATATGTACTTCATCAATGATTACTGTATTAATATTCTGTATGGCTTCTAAAAAGTCTGTGGTTTCTTCGTCTTTGCTTTTCTTTTCGAGTATGTTTAATGATTGCCAAGTTGCAATTGTGTTCTGTCTTCCTAGTTCTTTTCGGTCACCGTAGTACACCCCCACATCAAGATTACAAGCAATAAAATCATCTTCTGTTTGTGTAACTAAACTTTTGTTTGGCACAATAGTTAATGTTCGGCCATAGTTCTCAACCAGTTTACAGAGAGCCGCAGTGATAATAGTTTTACCTGCACCTGTGGCAATTTCTTGAATGCTTTGAGGATGTTCTAAAAATTTATTAATAACTTCCACTTGATAGTCTCGTAGCACGATCGGTTGTCCAGCACACGGATGATTTTTTGGCCATTGAATATCTGATAAAATATTTTTATCGATTAGTTTAAATTCAAAATTATGATTGGTTCGTTGATCTTCTACTTCAACATATACTCCAGCGTCTTCTAATATAGGTAAAATTTGATCAACTAATGACAGATAAGTGTTACCACCTAATCCAAAGAAACTAACTTTGCCATCCCATCTTCCTAACTTTACTGCTGGAAGATGTCTCGCATACGGTATTTCGAATTTAAATTTATTGCTTAGTTTTTTTCTGTGTTCAAGCGATAGATCTTCAAACTTAACGTTAACTTCATCTTTTATTACCAGTTTGCATGAACTCATTTGTTATTTCTTCACCTTTAAAGTTTTGCGGACATTCACTCATATAGTACAGTCTTTTTGGCAGATTATCAACTAGAATATTCAAAGAGGTAGAACCACCTGACCAATAAGCACCATCCTGCATCATAAATGCAGAACGCACTTGAGCATTTGCTTTTATTAACGATCTTGGTATCCTATTTCTCACAAATATTATTTTGGTATTTTTGTCACATTGCCGATTGTTGCTATTCAATCTAATTAAATCATCACTATCTTCTCTATAATTCCATACTTTTACATCTTTTTCAAAACCAAAACATAATTCTTGTTCTGTAATGCCCACTTGTTTGATTGCTTCTAACCATTCTCTAAATTCTTTTAAATCCTCATCAGTTTCTACATTACCGTAAATCATACAAATAGCAGGAAACGTGTTTAGTTCTTGCATTGCTTGTAAAAAATCACTCTTAGTAAACTGTCCTCGAGGTATAAACAGATCACGTTTAGAAGCAAAAGCCATAGACTCACTCAACGATGTAACAGGTTTTCTATTAAAAGGAATTTCAAAGTTTTTTAATTGATCCACTTGTTGTATGTAGGGCAGTGGTGCAACGTGTTCACGCCAATAATCTTGTAATGATTCTGCGGCATTGATTAATCTTACAGAGCCGTCCTCTATTTCTGCTTTACACAATTTATGTGTCTGTTTTTCTCGTCTTATTTCTTCAAAGTCTTTAATAATTTCAGAGCAATAAATTTTAAAATCGTATCTCACAGCAATTAGTGTTATGTAGTAGATCACAATATCAACATAAGGCATGGTCCATATTCTAGTTTCTCCATCATATCGCATATTAAGAATGCCTTGTGTTTTTTTATTTTTTAGACATCGTATCAATTGTATTAGTTTTTCATTGTATGGAAATTGTATTTGAATCCATTCGTTTTGATTATTATCAAATATTTTTTCTATAGATTTCTCAGAACTAATAACTCTAAATGGTTCTTCATACACAGGGTTGGATAACAGCTCATCAATCTCCAATCCTAATTTTTTTATAATTCCTCGATACTTGGTTGCTATTCTAAGAGCCAGTCCTCCCTGTTTTTCGGTCCAAGCATAGGCACTCTCGGCAAGAGATACGCACACTTTGGTGTCTTTCTCATCGCCTAATATTAGATGTGAATTATATGCTAATAAACGCACTATATCGTTAATAGTTTCGAGTTTTTTGCTAGTATTTTGAAACGTCATTTTTGGATAATTACAGTATAGCATAATTGGTAATAAAGTCAACCCCCAATTATATGCGTACTTTATGAAACTTGTAAAGAAGAAACAGTTATCAGTAAAAGCAGTGAAGAAAGTTCGCTATCAGGTCAAACAGGCCTTGGTAAAACGTGCAGGTATTAAAAATTTTAAACCCACAGTGGCACAAGCACAGAGCTGGTTTAATATTCTTAATCGAGGACTGTTTAACAGTCGATTAACTCTACCAGAAATAAAATTACGTAGATTAACAGATTGTTATGGGCAGTGTATTTGTATATGGGACGCACGAAAAGTAAAATCAGTTAACGAACGAGCTATACCTGTAGATAAAATACCTCATCCAGAAATAGAATTTAGAATCGAGTTGCTAAAAAAATATGATACTTGGAAAGAGTTTATTGAAACACTAGCACACGAAATGGTTCATTTGTATCAAATGACTATAGATAAAGATGTTTATTCTAATCACAATGCCAACTTCTACCGTTGGAGAAACAAGTTTAAACGTCTTGGTTTAAAACTTTCGTTTTAAATTCATTATAATTCATCAAAGACGTATTACCCAAATCAATACCTGTCTGCAAGTGATTTAAAAACTCTGGTGGATTGTCATGAACCACAGTAAAATGACAGTATGGTCTTTGTTTAATACAGATACGAAATTGTCTCAACCAACCTTCGTATGTTCCTGAATTATCTCGAGGACCGTAAAATTCTGTGCCTTGATAGATATTATTTAAATGTCCTTTTCCATACTCTTGAAAATCAAATCCTAATAGATATAAATTTTTATGACCATGAATACACGCAGTCCAAAAAGCCGCAGAACCACTGATCCAATGAGGATTATGGGGTATTAAATGTAATTTCCCTTTCGATCGTGTATACTCTATAGACGGAGCGTAACAAGTTGCTTTTTCATAAACAGCATCTCTCACAATACCTTCTGACATAAAACGATCTACACTGAATAGATAATCAGGAATAAAATCTCTATAGAGAGCATTACAACCATAGGTTTGTCCAGTTGACTTTAAAGAGTGTAAATTAAAACCTTTTCTAGAAGGACCATTTCCTATAATGTAAGCATTGCCTTTTGGTGTTGCCTTAACTCGATCTTCAACAAATTCGGTTTCTAAAATTTTCTTTCCACCTCTAATAACAGTACGCACAGTGATTGTTTCTCCCGCATATGGTGTCCATTCGATTGCTTGGGTTTCATATCTTCTACCTAAATTTTGTATTTCTTTCATGTGATGTATTTTTCTAATAATCTTTCTCTAATTCTTGCCCATGGTAGACCTTGTCGAATTTCGTCTACGGTCCATTCAGTATATGCTAATTTATTAGCCCAATTCTGTCTTGCTGGCATTGCTGGGTTTGTGATAGTGGTTAATGATTCGTTTCCAACTTCATAGCACAAACTAGATTCAGAAACAAATACGGGGACACCATTAAACACTGCTTCCATCGCTGGATTACTTGAATGATTCACAACAGCCCAAGTTGACTTTAATACTTTTTTAAAATCAGTATCATCATATGTGTTGTAATCTCTGCTAGGTAATTTAATTTTTACGTTTGTGAATTGTTTTTCATTAAGATCAAATTTATTTCTTGGATGTGGTCTTACTAATATTGGCTTTTCAGAAAATTTTCTTATAAGATGTATTTGTTGTTCAATCCAGACTGACATTCGAGGCTTATTGACCCATTGTTCACTGCTGTCGTGTTGTCCACAGATCACAATTATATTTCCTGTTTGTTTCCACGGCTTCAATTCTATATTGAATAGAGGCCATCTTTTATCGTCGTGCGTTTGATTAGCAAAATCAGCGTCACGATTTATACCATTAATGCCCATTTTCCAAGTAGTATTTCTTTTTATACCACCCACTTCTAATACCACAACAGGTTTGTTTTGTTTCTTAAAAAAATCCCAAACTTTTTTATTTTGTTCCATTCGTCCTCGCCAAAGCACAGACCAAATCACAGCCACATCGCAAGACTCATCACATCGGTCTATCATGATGTCTTCATTTTTTTCTTTTAGATGATCAATCAGTGCACCAAACACTGGCTTGGAGTTTAAACTACCGTGAGATGGAAATAGTGCTATCTTCATTTTAGTGTAGGTGGTATCTGTTTCCAATAATCTAACTGTGTTAGGTTTTGTGTTTCTGAATTTTTTTGTGGACGGAAATCATTTTTAGCACTGCTACCTAGTTTTTTTCTCTTGCCTTTAAGATGATCTATGTATAATCCTAATTCAGAATTAACAAACACATGGTGACCTTTTACACCTTTCCAATAGCCTATGTCATTAACAGCAACATTTTTTTCTGTTCTGTAGATTTTAGACAAGTGCCAAAACACATAAGAATCATGCCACTCTAACAGTTTGAATACACTGTCCGACGTGTATAATTCTTCCCAGTCACGAGCAAAATTTTGTATCTCTGGATGTCGTAAATTGTAACACACAAACCCGCATTCTGGATACTTGCCTCCATCATTCAGTTGTGGATTTTCTCTGCCTAGATAAGTCAGCATTGAGTTGTTTGGGCATAAATTTTCTAAAAAATCTCTAGGTATTGGTCGAAACGTATAGGTATCAGCATCTAACCATATCACATAATCATAATCTTTTTCTACGGAAGTTTTGATTGCGTGTGTCACACAGAACACTTTGTTAGCAAATCTTACAGAGTCCCAAAGGAAAGAACCCTTGCCTCTATCCATACCACCTGCTTCTGGCAAGCGCCTTACTCCTCCTGGTATTTCTTGTAATTCTCCGTTGGCTACTGGATCGTTTTTGTGTCTTTCTTTAAACGTTACTAGATTGGGCTGTACCTTATGTAAATCAATATACTTCTTTCTAGGATGCCAATGATTGTCTGGTTCTTGACCTTCATAATAGACATCTACAGCAATGCCGTCTGGCCAATGTTCCAGCACACTTCTAACAGATTTGTCGGCATATTGCTCCCAAGTGCCTGGTTTGTATGATGTAATAACTTTGATTTTCATTTTTTATATTTACTTTTGTAATTCCATAGAATAATTCTTTATCCATGACTCTAATATTAATGCTGGTATTCTTCCTTTGTCCTGTTGTTTTACTGGGGAAATTTTGTTTAAAAAATGATTTAGATCTGCGTCTTTATACTGCCATTCAGATATTGGGCAAGTCCAACCAGTCTTAGATTTTTGTATGATACAGTCATGCAATCTATTTTTATAGGCAAGTTTAGTTGGTAACTTAGTTTCATTCTTACCATTGCCTATTTTATATTTTGAATGAAATCCCAAACAGTATTTCATAAATCTTTTTGTGGCTAGAGGGAATCTTCCCTCCATAGAGAATGCCATGCCATATTTGTCATTCCTATTAAAAAACTCTTCTGGCACCTGTGTGACACAATCCAATGCCATGTATGAATTGACAATATCATCGGCATTGAACAAGGAATCTGGATACAATGTCATGAGTTCGTTGTGTATATCTTCAGCTGTAATTTTATTATTGTATAACTGTATGGGCCGCTTGATCCTTTTCATCCATACGCCGATGAGATCAGAATGTGATTTAATATCGCCCCATTTGCCATTACGCAAACTCCAGTATTTGGTGTATCCTCCTAACAATTCATCTCCCATATCTCCAGCCATTGTGATCACAATACCGTTGTGAGAAAGAATCTTATTGGTATAATAGTACATAGACAGAGAAGCATTGTACATGGGTTGTTCGATATATTTGATAGAATCTTGCCAGTGTTCCATTACAATGCTGGGAGTACAAATAACTTCTCTATGATTGTATCCTTCGTGTGAAGCTAGGATTGAAGCACAACGAGCATCATCATTAAAATCTTCTTCCACTGTTGCTATGTGTGGTTCTATTCTGTTTGTAAACGTGTTTGCTTCTCCTGTAATTTTTTTAAGCTCGTGTGCTACTAGACTAGAATCTAATCCGCCTGATAGAAATACTCCTATCTTTCTCATACCCAATGTGGACATTTTTACAGTTTGATTTGCTTCAAAACGAAACTCTTCTTCAGAGAATATGTTTGAAGAAGTAGGAGTAATGATGTTTCTTTTTTTGTGTTTGATTCTTTTGTTGTTTAAATCATACACAATGGTTTCTCCAGACAGCAATTTTTTTATATTAGTAAAGAAAGTGTTGCGAGTAGCATTAATTCCTGTAAGACTCATACAAGCCATCGCCATTGGATCAACTTTCCTACTGTTAGGCACAATGTCTAACATACCTTTAATTTCAGAACCAAACACCAACCCACACTCTATTTCTGCGTAGTACACAGGCTTAATTCCTGCGTGATCTCTAGAAACAATCAATTCATTTTTACTAATATTGTAATAAGCAAAGCCGTGCATTGAATCAATATCATCAATAAAATCCATACCATATGTGTCCAATCCCCACGCTAACAATTCTGTATCACAAAGAGTTTTAGGTTGGAACGTTGTATGTTTTTTAATAAGTTCTGCATAATTAAATACCTCGCCATTGTATATTAGGATATTACCTTGAGGAGTGATCCATGGCTGTTTAGAATTTGCTGGTTGGTCGGTGATTGACAGCAGATTGTGCCCCAGTGTGATTTTGTCATTGGACCATATGCCCTGTCCATCTGGACCTCTATGAGAACACCTATCGATATAGTTTTGTATAAACTGCTCGTTTTTTTGAGTTATGCCGTATATGCCACACATTATAATCCTAACTTTGTTTTAAATCTACGAAACACTGTGCCGTTTTTGATTTCTTCTGTAGTCCACATTTTATATCCTAAATCGCAGAGCCATTGTGTTCTATCTGGCATTTCTGGATTTTCAATACGAGTTAAATCTTTATTACA